TGCTTAATTGCGTATTAGTATCTGTAGAAGCTATTGTTATTGTATCTGAACTAGCGTTTGTGGTTATAGTAACATTTGATCCAGCAGCTAAAGTTAAAGTATCAGATGTACTGTCTGCAACAACATTACTTTGTCCTGATACAGCGACCGTGCTAAATAAGTTTTGATCACCTGTGTTTGTTCCAGAGTTAGTACCAGTAATATCACTAGTTAAAGCTACAGTACCACTTGCATTTGGTAATGTAATTGTTCTATCAGCTGTTGGATCTGTTATAGTTAAAGTTGTTTCATTAGCATCAGCTGTTGCTCCTTCAAATATAATAGCATTTGCAGCTTCCATTGTAACCGTATCAACTGTTGTAGTTGTACCTGCTACTTGTAAGTTAGGTACTAATAAAGTACCAGTTGATGGATTATATCTTAATGCTCCAGTGTCATCTAATAATACATTTCCATTTCCTGCATTTGCTGTTTCATCATGAAATACAACTGGGAAGTTTGTATTTGCAGTTGAATCACTTACCGTGACTTTATCAGCTGTACCTGTTGTATCTTGGTTAAGAGTACCAACAGAAAAATCTAAAGTACCATCACCATCTTGATAAGTTACAGTAATACCACTTTCAGTATTGCCTGTTACCATAGCACCAACTATATCTTGTACTTGTTCGTCAGATAGTTGAGTGTTTGGTGTAGTTACAGAACCACCTAATGATATAGCTGAACCGTTAATAGTAATGCTACTATTTACTAGCTCTGCATTTGCAACACCACCATCTTTTATTGTTACAGCACCAGAACTTACAGCGAAGTTATCTGAGCTAAATGACGCGATACCTTTGTTAGATGTACTTGCGTCTTCACCTGATATTGTTACAGTATCTGTTCCACTTACAACAGTATCAATACCTTCACCAGCCGCAACTGTTAAAGTGTTACCGTCATTAATTGTTTGCGTATTGGATCCGTCGCTTAATGTAAAGCTACTCATTGATCCTGATGTTGTACTTAATGATACCCATGCTGAGCCATTATAGTACTTAACTGTTCCTGAGTCATATATTATTTGACCAGTACCAGCACCTGTGACGCCACTCGCCGCTTGGTTATGTAGCCTCACGTTTCTGATTTCCGCAGATTTTTGGAAATCCATGTGATTTAAAATAGGTATTGCCATAGTTTTATTTATTAATTGTTAATGTGCGAGACTACTCGCGGTTGTTATTTTTTTATGTAAGCATATCCACTAGCTGGATCTGCTAAGTTTATTCTTAATGTATTTTTATCTATGTAAGTTACAACTCCCATAGCTTGAACATTTGCAAAAGTACCACCGCCTGATAACTTTATATTAACGTGTGGTAAATAATCATCTAAATTTAAATTATGTGTTATCGTCCATGTGTTTGAAGCGTTGTTTTGATGGTGTTTAAACGAACCACCTTCAGCTTGTATAAAATTAGCTAAATCTGATACTAAGTAATTTTTAGTAGATCCGTCTTGTCCATCAGAGCCTAGTACTTTATCGTTACCGTGTATTGTAAAGTCTCTTTCTATGTTTTTTATTCTAGGCATAACTTAATGCTTATTTACTTATTGACTTAAATTTTTCAGCGCCTCGCGAACCAAAATAGGCTACGTAGACGGTTATAAGAAGTGATTTAAGTAAATCTACCCAACCACTATCAACTTCAAACTGTATTTCAAAGCTGTCTAATAAAACTAATAGAACCATTGAAACAGTTAAAAATATCAAAGTTAACGGCCTAGTGTTCTTGCTAAGCCAGCTATCTGATTTCATATCACTTTCCCAGCGTTTTGATATTTCCTGCATTTCAACCATATCCATCTCTAGTAGCTTTAATGCTTTTTCTTTATCCTCCGGTGGTAAAACAACGGGATCTTCTTTTTGTATTAAATTCTTTACAAGGCCTAAAACACCAGCATCTGGTATTACATCACCAACAGTACCTAATATAGCTGGTGCTGTTTTAGATAAAAACTTTCCGACCTTCGTATCTTTAAATTTTTTCTTATTACTCATATCTTACAATCATGCATGTTTATAAACCAATTAGCTAACTGCACATCTCGTTTGGTTGCATCTTTACGTGACTTTAGCTTTTTAACCTTACCACAAGTTACATCACCTCCATATAATTTATTTATACGGGCTTTTAATACACCTCTATAAGCTTTAGCCATTATTTTTAAATAGCATACCAAGAGCTTTAGCTCCGCCTTTTATTAACTTAATAGCTAATTTACCTTTTGCAGCTCCAGCTCCTATAGTTCCGCCAAGCCTAAGATTTTCTTCAGTAAGGCCTAAATCAGAAATAGGTCTCAACTCCCCTCTGCTATTACTTTCTTTTTCTACTACTTGTGATACTTTAGAGTTTTTTTTTCACCATACATTTTAGGATGATGAGCTTGTGGCTTATCATACATCTTAGGATGCATATCTTTAGGTTTGTCAATAACACCTCTACCCATTAATATGTCTTTTTGTGTTACTTTACCATCACCTGATAAGTCTGGAAATTTCATAGGGTGCATTTTCATAGCTTTGTACTTCATTACTTCTTCACCTCTGAAATTACCTGGATTTATTTCACTGTGTTTACCTGGGTACATTTTATATGCACCGTGTTTTTCAGCGCCGTGATTCATTTTAGGATAATGTTTTCCTGGCATAATTTTAATTTTTAATTGTTAACGATCATTGTCTCTAATCATATCATCGATAGCTTTATTATATACTTTAT